CTTTCAATCAGAGAGTTTCGTTTTAGTATCCGTAGTCACCACCGCGACGCGTCTTACGGGAGCGACGGGAACGACGACGGCGACCACCGGTGCCGGCAGCGTTGGAGAAGGGACCCTCGGAACTAGGCGCCGGCTCAACACCGCCCTCGGAACCACCCTTGTAGGTCTTCTTCGCCAGCTTGAGGACCTGACCGAACTTCATGCCCTTGTGGGACTTCATCGTCTTCTTCACGTGAGCGAGCCACTTGTTTGCCATTTTGTTTAGTTAACAAGAAGTTATTGTAACCCCGTCGGTTTTTCAACGAACCCCGGGGCGGACCGAGGACTGTCAAAAAGGAGCCATTGGCATCCATACGCAAAGGCGATCGCTGGATCCAGAGTTGTTTTGCCGAAGGTGGGGTCGGGTGCGACAAGAGTGATGGCGTTGCGGTTGTAGGCGACCAGCTCGGCTTGATCGCGGGGATGCATCGCCTGTGCATACAGTAGGCGACGTACAGTAGAGTCGCCCCACGACAGGTTCACAAGTAGACCGAGCTCAGATCCCTGTACATTGTCGGAGACCACAATCAGGCGATTCTTTAGCTCATCCAGTGGCGTGTCGACGGTAACGCCTGCAACCAGGTGGCGATGAACTGTTGTCTTCAGACATTCGGCGGCGAGGTTGAGGGTGACCGTGTTGGTTGAATGAGGCACAATCGACAGGATGAACGGATCGTCTGTCGACTGCCAGGCTTGAATGAGATCTACACACACTGAATCAAACGTCCAGTAATCATATGCATAATCGTATCCAAGGTTCAACGGATTCTTGGCTACGATTGGTTTGCCGTTCTCATCGGCGTAGAGGTGAACTTCGAGGAGACGGCGTCCAGACTCCACCACAATCTTGGCATTCTCAAAGACGCCACCGGTTGCGTAGTAGTCGCAGAGGCGCTTGCGGTCTCCCTTCTCCTCACCGTCCTTGTCTGTGGCTTCGCGCCAGACTGTGTATCCCAGGGCTCCAACAAGTGCGGCTCCAAGTACGAACTGCATTATTAGATACCGCCTTCTATTTTTGGCACTCTAAACAATAGCTGACGAAATCCATTAATAACATCATCCGGGATACGTTCTTGCATTGGGATCTCCATCAGGCACGAGCGGTGAAAGTACAGACAATACATTCCACACTCTGAATCCTTGAACTGGTGGCGTGTGGCATTGAAGGTCATTTTCATCGGTTTCGAATGCTTCCCCGTCGCATCCCATTGCGCCTTCCATCTCTTCATCAGCGTTTTGATCTCTTTCTCGGGGTGGTGGGCATATGAATCAAAATATGTGATACGAGGATACTCTAACTCGGGGCGTATGTCACAGAACAGAGCGATCCAGTGCTCGCCGGGGCCATCGTGAGGGTCTGTATTGAAAACAATCCCAATCTGTTCATGTCCCTTGTCTGCCAACTCGGAGAGCTTCATTGCACACAATGTACTGACAATACACTCTTGGGTCTCGCTCTTCAAGTCAAAGTCGATAGGAATACAACCAAGAAAGTGGTAATGGGAAAACAGCTTGACATATTCCTTCTCTACGTGATCAATGTCATCCGACGACAGCCACTCATACCGATTGACCGCCCACTGTTTCGAAGCTGCGGGTTTCTTCATCAAGGACGACACAATGCACTCTGCAGATCCAGTTGAGCACTGTTCGTGGAGACGACGCTGGATGTTTGTCCACATTTCTTCGGGAGTTCCCTTAGGAATCGGAGGATCCTTCTTATGTTGCTTATTGATGACTTCTCGAAGCCGGTCGACCTGCTCTTCGTCTACCCAAGACATCCTTGTTCTAAAACGGATACTATTAAGTCAAGAGAACAACAAGTCACAATGGATTCTCTCAAGCCTGTTCTCACCGCCTATGCGAATGTCACTCGGCGCCTAAATGACGTCAATGTCGCTGCGAACGGACTCCGAGATGAGCGACGTACGATCGAGTTGGATCTGGCAGCCCTGTATGCAAGCTCCCGCGAGGAACTCCCCGACAAGATTAATCTGGCAAGCTCCGGCATGGTCTTTGCAGTCAAGCGTCCAAACCAGTGGAAGAAGGGTTGGACGCTCTCCAAGAAAGAGCTGAAGGCATATCTGGACGAGCTCCTTCCGGAGCATGGGGAGGATTTGATGAATGAGATTGTTAGGCGCCAAGAGGCGAAGATGGTGGAGACGGACTACGGATTTGAGCTGAAGGTGGTGAAGCGCGATTAAGAGACTCTTCAATCTCTCGCAAGGCGTTCTGAATATCTGCAAGATGACGTTGTGCTTGGACCAGGTTTTCACGGGGTAGAAACCCGCTCTGGATACGCGTAAGATTACACACGAGAGACCCGTTCGTGCTCAACAGACGGGAAGCCAGAGCGAAGAAAGGCTTCACCATCAACGTGATATGACTTTTTACAACACATTATTTTTAAATCAGTGATATAGAAATGGATGCATCTAGGTATACTGAAATGATACGATGTAGAGTTTTATCAATAGGCTGTCCAGGACCAGCAGGACCGGGCGTCCAACCCCTTTACGGTTCATTTTTGAGTATGACAAGTCAACCTGTCACGACAGTGAATCCTGTGGCAATCACATATTCAGAACGAACGATAGGAACTATTAGTGTAAACGGAACCTTTCCTAACAGTGAAATCGTTATTCCAGTAACAGGTGTCTTCAATGTTCTCTTTTCGGCTCAATGCGATACAACAAGTGGAACCCACTATATTGAGATTTTTCCAGTTGTGAATGGAACTTCAGTTTCAAAAAGTAATACACGAATCAAACTGTCTGGTTCAACAGAATCCTGTCTTGTTGTAGAATATATCCTTTCGTTCAACGCTAATGACAAACTTCAATTCTTTATGATAGGAGACAATACAAACGCTCGTCTTGTTGCTCTAACAAGAGGGGGAGGGACACCGGTTATTCCGGATATTCCATCCATAATTGTGAATGTTACACGAATTGAATAAAATATTCGCCAACTAGACCCCATCGTCCACCCGGGAGGTGAAGTAGTCGAGCATTTTTTCAGAGAGACCCTTGATGCTAAACTCCCAGACGCCATTCCAGTTCGGGCGCATTACCTTGCGAATGTCCTTTACGCCGTCCAGGATCGTGTGGCGGTCGACATACCTGCGATTGACGTGAGTTCCGTGCCACATGTGAAAGATAGCTCCCGACGTGCAGGTGATCCGAGGCTTGGGGAGTTTGTCGAACACTTCGTATGCAGGAACCAGCGCGGGCTTGAGGTACGTAGGAGGGAACTTCACGCCCAACCACGCCGCCGCCGACAGGGTGTCTCCGCTCCCCGTGACACCGTATTCAAAGAACCCCACCTTGCGGAACCACTTGCGCCTGAATGCCCAAGCAAACCCAGGATGGAGCTTGTGATCAAAGGTTTTTTGCTTGTCCATGTAGATCACAGACTCCCGGATCTGAGTTGCTTTGGTGTAGGTGATGTCCATCCAGACAGCCGTGGTAAAGGGCTGGACAACATCGTGATCCGACAAGGCAGAGGAGACTTCAGAATACCAGTCCGGGTTCCCAAAGATCAAGTCAGCATCCAAGAACAGCACCTTCGAATAATACCACGGGATCTTCGATTCCAGGAGGGTGCAGAGATTCTCCTTGTGGAACATGACCGACTTGGCGTAGACGTGGAAAGCATCGGCGATCTCGGGTTCCTGCCGATTGTAGACCAACTCGAGCGTAAAGTACGGGATCTTTGCAAGTTTGAGCTTCTCGATGGTGTACAGATAGTTCATCAACATTCGCTTCGACTTCGCGGGATTGAAGAAGACAAGACCCACCGCCATATCTTTTACGATCGGACACCGATACCGCACATCCTTGATCTCGATCATCCTGCCAGGATCGTGCTTCGGCAAGGCGTCCGGGACTTCAGTATAGGTCATGGACTGCGCGGCTCCCATTGTGTAGGAAAAAGGATATTAAACTATTGTAATGGCAGCGGCTCTCGATCATTTAAAATGGACGCCGCCGACAAATGCCGATGTATTGGGTGAGATTACGTATACGTCAATTCACGGGTTTAGTAGTGAAATCTTGCTGCCACGTCCAACGCATACGATTACAATTACTCGGGATGGTGATTTTACCGAGTATACATATGACAATGTTTTCCTTGAGATAACAAACGCTAACGCCCCACGACAAGTAATTTGCTTTGCTATTTTGTTAACACCAACAACGAATCTTATGTCCTTCATAGCGGACGTGAGTGAAGCTGTTGGAAATCGATTTCGCTCAATAATAGTACCTATCTTCGAACAACACAATCTCCAGGCTAAGGGAAGGGGTGTTCGGAATGCCATGCTGGTGAGTGAAAAGATGAAAATACCCCATGGTCCGGAGTCGATCATTGCCTCCATGTTAAGTGGAGTCGAAGGCAAGAATGCCGCTCAACAGGGAGATATACTAAAAGCAAATGCCGGGATACAAGGACCTGCCCCCAATCGCAAGGGGTTCTCGGGTGGGCGTCGTACTCGACGCCGCACAAGTAAAATGAAATATACCTAGCGAAGAAGGAATCAGACAATACTATGGACTACTTTCCCTACAATGCAAGGAACCAGCCGTTTACCGAACGGGACATCCACCGAATCCTCCACCGCCACGGTCTACCGCACTACCGAGTTGTCAACCCACGGGTCTTCCAAACCGCGATGGTGCACACAACGTATGTTAAACGATCTGATTACACTACCCCCGATGGACGACCGGCGTCTCTTGCTCCGTGTCCATCTGGTGTGATGCCTCTCCAGGATGAAAGTTATGAATGTCTAGAGTTTGAGGGAGACTCGGTGTTAGGTGTTTGTGTGGCCACCTATCTGCGCCGCAAGTATCCAGACAAGAAGCAGGGGTTCTTGACCGATGCTCGGAAAGAGCTGGTCAACAACGAGTGTATTGGTGTTCTTTGCCAAAAGGTAGGGTTGGACGCCTTCTACGTTATTTCGCGTCACAATGAAGAGTCTGTTGCCATCAATGGTCGTCGTAATATCCAGAAACTAGGCGATATCTTTGAAGCCTTTATCGGCGCATTGTGGACAGATTGTGGTAACCGATTCAACATTGTCTATGCATTTGTCACGACGGTTATGGAAGCGTACATTGACGTTCAAGATGCCGTGACCACGATCACAAACTACAAGGATATCTTTCAAAAGTATTGTCAGCGCACGTTTGGGAATACTCCGACCTATACAATGCTGAGCCCTGGACCCGATCCAAAGGAGATCAGGGTCACTGTGATGGTGGGTCAATCAATCCACGGACGCGGAGTGGGTACGACTCGCAAGAAGGCTGAGCAAATGGCGGCCAAGGAGGCACTGGAGAAACTCAACGTCCCCCTAGGGGTCGCAGTGCCTTCTGCGTAATGACCCTGCCGTTCTTTCCACACGTAAACTTCTTTAGCGTCCGCCCCTTCTTCTGCAAAACAGACTTGACACAAATCGCAATCGGTCCTTTTTCATTCTTGACCGTCTTGCGGACCTTCTTGATACAGCTACAGAACCGCCCCGTCAGATTCTTCATTGTGTCAAAGACAGAAGAATATATCCTCGCAAAGAATAAACTAAATGGGCGGTGGTCTTCTTCAGCTCGTTGCATATGGTGCTCAGGATGCCTACATCACTGGAAATCCCCACATCACCTTCTGGAAGGTGCTCTACAAGCGTCATACGAACTTCGCCATGGAGGCGTTTCGCGTGAACTTCACTGGCTCGCCCCAGTATGGACAGCGCGTTGTTGCCGTCATCAACCGCAACGCTGACCTGATGTACAAGACCTACCTGGAGGTGACGCTTCCGGACACAACTGCGGCCACGGGTGGACTCACCACTGACGTTCTCTGGACTGGCGATGCTCAGCGGC